CGTCTGTTTCAGATGGTCTGAATTTGAATTCAGCTTCTGCTACACTAGCAGCATCACCATAAACTTGATCCATAAATTCACCTGATCGAACTGTAAAATTAGTACCTCGTACTTGGATGCTTTTTGGGTCGTTAAAATCTTTTTGAATATCTGTTACTCCTTCTTTTGGTTCACTTCTATAATTTCTAGAAGCACCTATAGGTCTATTTGGGGAATTAGAAGTAATTCTATATTCAATAGTAAAAGTTTCGGGAGTAATTTCAATTATATTAAAATGAAGCTCTTCACCAGTACTACCTATGTTAGCAGTAGTTGCTGTATGATCAAATAATCTATTACTGATCTTATAGGGGTTTACATCTTCTTCTAATCCTGTTTCTCTTGAAAATTTTTCTTTATCTTTAACCATCGCTGATTTTGTAGCATCATCCATAAATTTCTTAGCAGCGTCTTCTGGTTTCATATCACCATATTGGCTTATGATATAATCTGAAGACATGTTTGTTTTAAAACCTAATACATCCTGGAATGCATCTAACCATTGATCATTTGAGGGATGACTTTCTTTAAGAAAGTTTTTTAATTTATACTTTACCATATTATCTTAAGCAACAAATACCTGTTTGAGTACAAACTATATCATATAATAATGAATTAGCTGTATCGTATTTGTTATAGTTTTTAATTTTATAATTTGTACTCTCGTTAATAACACCTTCAGTTAACCCAACTGGTTTCATAAATGCACCATAAGTAGATGGAGTTGAAACGAAATCCCAACATAGTAACTCAAAGTCATCTTGTACTTCAACTGTACCTTCTCCTAATGGCTGTACTGAACCCATACCACGAGAAGAAATACCAACTGTAATGTTATTTAAAAATAATGATTTTAAAATATTACCACTTGGAGTAGGTAATACTTCAATTTTCCCCACCAAAGCATCACCATCCCACCATAAATCTAAGATATTATGGCAAGCATTTTTTAAGTTAATAACTGATGATTCTGGGTGATCTAATTCACCTAATGCTCTATTTTCAGCAATAGGTCCCTTCATATACTTGTCTACTTCACGAAGCAAAACTTCTCTAGGGTAAACACGACCGTTTTGGTTTTTAGCATTAGCACGTTGTACTAATCCTTCTACAACCAAATTCTTTGAAGAACGTTTAATCGCCTCACTCAATACTTGAGGAGACGGTTTAAACGCAATATATTCTATAAGTAATTGTTTACTCATAAGTAGTAAAATTTGCTTTTGCGCTTTTAGCTGCAGATATATCTGAAGCGTTTGATTTGGCAATGTTAAGTGTAGTACCTTTTTCTATAGCTGTTTTTAGAGCAGTAGGATCAAGTTTTTCTGTTTTAAGAGCTACTTTTAATGCTTCTTTCATTTTTTGAATAGTACTCTTTTTAGGTGAACTTTCGTTCATATCTCTTTGAGCTTGTACATAATTATCTGAATTGTACATTCTATCCATAGCAGATAGAGCTTCTCCTGGTTCTTTAACAGCTATATTATTTACTAATTCAGCATAATCTTCTAAAACGTCATAATTTTCAAGAACGTCTTTAATTCTTTTGATAGCTTCTTTAGACATTGTAGTAGAATCTGGTTCTATATAAGCAGCAACCACATCTTCTACATCATGATATAAGTCTTCTTTACCCCAATCAGCTACAATTGCGTCTAATAAGTCATATAAGCCTTTTACTACAGGAAAATTAGGATCGTTGTGGTGTTCATTTACATTACCTAATATGCTCTTGATTTCACTAGAATCATATCCAAAGTCATCTAAGATACTAACTATATCTTTAAGTGAAGATGCTTTCATAATTTTATCCCTAGCATCCAATACTTCTTTTTCTGCTTCCTTATCACCTTCTTCTTTAGCTGATGATAAATGAATTGATAAAGCGGCTCTTGCTTTTTCTTTTTTATTTTGAGAAACACCAGCAGCTTCTTCTACTTTAGCTTCGTCTGCTTATTTTTTGGCTAATTTTTCTCTAATAATTTCTTCAATGCCTTCTTTAATAGTTTTAACTGAACCAGTTACACCTTTATCTTTTAATTCTTCAACGCCTTTAGGTTTTTTAGGTGCTTTTTCTGAGTCACCTAAATTATCTTTAACGTTTGCTTTAACGTCTTTTTTTAATTCTTTTTTGATGTATCCATCAGCCTTAACAGGTCCTTTTTTAACAGCCTCAATTGTTTTATCAGTTACTTCTATTTCACGAGGTCCTAAAATTGGATCTTTTGGTTTAAGTCCATGCATTACTTTAGTATAGTAATTTGGATCTTTAGTTAAGTTATCTAATACTTTCTTTTGAGCAGTTAATACTTCATCTTCAGTTAAATCACATCTAACAGGCACCATACTTTGACCTAGCTCATAATCTAAACCATTAGCATATTCATATGGATTTACCATATCAATAGTTTTAGCTATTACTTCAACTTCGCCATATTTTTTACCATCGGCTTCGTTAATAATACCTTTGTTTTTAAGGATTTTAACTGCGTCTTCGTATGAAGTTAAATTAGTAATCCATGGAAGATGAGCATCACGTCTTACTTCGTATAAAAATTTCTGGTTGCTCATGCTACCAGATTTATGTTTGATATAAAGTTCTTTTGTTGTCATGTATATAAATATTAGCTTCTACCTTGTCCGCGATATGTCTTAGGGCGAGGAGTGTGTTTGTTATATGATTTTTGTGCACTACCTGTTTTGCGTTTACCAAATGTTAATTTTTGGCTATTACCTGCTGATTTTGTCTTTGCCATTATTGAACTAAACGTTTAATTTTATTATTTGTTTCTTGTATTTTAGCTGAGATTTTAGCTAATGATTCTTTTGTTCTATTCAAATAACGAACTTCATTAACATCTGATTTCATTTCAGATTTCATCTTTTCGGTGTAATCAACTAATTTGTTGATTTCATCTATTTTTCTACGAATTTCTCTAACCGCTCTGTGCATTTGCTCACTTGGAGTTCTTACTTGAGTTGTTCTTTTAAATTCGCTATAACGACCTTCTTTTATAGGTAATGGGTTCATTGTTTGTAAACCACTTGCACCTGTTGTAGCACTATCAAAATTAGCATCGTCACTTGTTTCTTCGTTTGTAACTTGTAATTTTAGATATTCTATTCTTTTTTTTAGTTGATCAATTTGAGCATCAGCGCCTTTACTTCCATATTGATTAGACCAACGTACAAGTCTACGTAATTCATCTTCTAAATCAGATATACTATTGTAATCTGGTCCATCATCTTCCATATCAAACTCACCATATCCTTCTTTCATACCTAATCCTTTTTTCATAATAGCAACAGCTTCAGATGGTTTTAAATATCCATATTTAACTGCTACCATGAATACTTTAATAGCATCTTCTTCAGCACCTAATTGTCTTAAAATATCAACTAAAGAATCGTATTCACCTGCTTCCCATAATTCTTTGTATGTAATCGCTTTTGAAGGACGATTTGGAATTGATGGAGCAAAATGTGTACCGAATGTTTTGTTATAATCAGAAGCAACTTTTGGGAATGCTTTTGGAGAAGCATATTGAGCTCCGGTGCCCGGAGTAGCAGATGCGGAACCACCGGTTCCGGACATCTCATTTGTTTTTTTCTTAACTAATTTTATTCTAACCATTCTTGACTCTCTTAAGTTCGTTAACTAATTCTTGGTACTGAAGTAAAACTGAAATTTGTTCGTCTTTAATCTTCTTAGATTCCAAAATTGGACTGATTAGTGTTATAACTTCTTGAACCTTGATTTTAGTTACAGGTTCGTTTATTGATTTTTGTAAGTCAAGCAAATCTAATCTAACTTGTTTAAATTTTTCATTTAAAAATTTCTTTAAATTAGTAGAATCAGAAATACTTTGAATATACTCACGTAACACTTCTTTCTGTTCGTCAGATAGTGTTGAGAATTTTTTATTAAATTTTTCAAGCATTATCTTTTGAACTAATACGCGATTAGCTTTGTCTTGTTGTAGAAATTCTTCAACAATGGGAGATAAATTAGTTGGAGATTCACTTCTTGTTAAGTGCTCTAAAATACTAATTTTGCTTGAAATAATCGTTTCTGGATTTTTGAATTTCTTATCAGTATAAGATTCAAATAATACGTAGATTGATGCTAATGTTTTGTAATTATTGATTTTAGCTTTAAAGAAATCTTGGAAATCATACGATGTCTTAATTTCTCTAATTAAATTAAATTTTTCTTTATTTAACTTAACTCTATCAATTTTTGTTGACATTTCTAATATAGTAGAAATAACAACATTAGCTTTTTGCTCTGTTAATTGTTCAGAATTAACTAGAGACTGGTAAAGTTTGTTTTCTTTAGCCATTTCAGAATTAATAAAATATCTTTTAATTAATCCTAATGCTTTAGAATTTTGATTAACCATGGAATCCGCCGTAATTTGACGCACCAATAGCTCAAACAAAATACCAGTATTCTTAAATTTACTATGTTTAACTTTCATGATTGTAGAACGCTACTAATTATAAATATTTAATTTATTTGATTTCCTCGCGGATATTATCCTCGTCTAACAAATTGCTTTGCTCAAAAAGGTTGATTTTGCGTGAAAATTTCATGTCCTCAAACATATTTTTGTTTTTAAAGAATATTGCGTTGGTATTCATAGATTCAAGCTTCATGTTAGCGTTAATATTAGCACGAGTCTTTACATTATATTTGTCCATTCCGTCGGCATCTTTACCAGCACCTTTAAGATCATCTTTACCTAATCTATCACGACCAAAATTACTATCTTGATCGTTATGATCAACACCTTTTTCAGGTCTTCCTGAAATCGGTTGTTCAGGATATTGATTGTTATCTTCATCATATCCTTTAGGCACATCGTCTTTAGTTCGTGTAGATTGTCTACCTTTACCATACAATGATGCTAATTGGTGAGGTGTACCATATGCTTGACCTGATTCTGCGGGGTCGTTACCTTCAGTTTTGATTTGTTCGTATCTAAATTCACGTTTTTTATCTTCAGCAAGTAAATCTCTAATTTCAGAAATCTGGTTTTCAGATAAGTGTAAGATATTATCGTAGATCCAATCAGTAGGCATTAAATTATTTTCCATAATACTACCGGCTAATTCAATCTTAGATTTTAATAATTCAATACGTTCTTGATCGTATATGATTGATGGAGTTGTTAATGACAATTCAAAGTTTGTTAATTGTTCATTGGTATAACCTTGAGCATATAAGTGAACTAAGCCAATTTTAGTTAATTCACTAATTAATATCTTTTGGATACGTTCAATTGTACGAGCGAAACGAATATCTTCGGCAGCTAATGTAGCTTTACCACTCAATTCACCTTCATAGCCTAAATACGCTTTAGGAATTTTTAAAGCGGAGAATAATTTATCTCTAAGGTATGTTACGTCTTCAATAGCCGCATAATCTAAACCCTTTGTAGTATCGATTTTGGTTGTTGTATCACCACCACGAACAGGTATATAAAAATCTTCAAGTACGTTCTGCATGTTGTATCTCAAGTTGTATTGGCCCGTTTGTGGATCAACAACTGGAGTTTTCTTCATTTTGTTCATCATTTTCTGCATGTAACCTTCTACCTCATTAGGTGGAATATTACCTACGTTAACATAGAATACTCTTTTTTCAGGAGCACGAACAATACGGTGGATTAACATCGCATCTTCCATCAATACTAGTTGTTTATATAACTTACGTCCTGGTTCTAAATAACTTCTACCATAAGGCAAATAATTAAAATCACTTAATAATCTAAAGTGAGCCATTTCATAGTTATCAAAATAAACACCTTTACCTTCTTGATCTACTAAGGGAGAGGATAAAACATATCCTAAAGGTGATGTCGCTTGAGCTGTAGGATCGTATTTGAAACGTACTGATTGTGGTTTTTGTAAGTCATATCCTTCTTCTCTTAAAATGTTATAAGATGAGAATGGAATAACACCATATACACCAAACTTTTCACTAATTTCTAATTTAAGATAGAAATCACCATACTTACACATGTTGCGAGTCCAAGACCACAAATTAAACTCAATGTTTAATATATCGTAGTATAAGTTATACAAAATCTTTTGAATTGTTTCGTCACTACTTCTAATTTGTAATACTTCTCCTTGCTCATTGCGTAAAGTACATTCATCTGCTATTATATCAAGGGCAGAGGCACATATGGCATCTGTATCCATTGCCTCGTAATCGGCATATAGCTGAACACGTGTAGTAGGGTAGTTTAGTTGTTGAGAAAGATTGTAATTGATACCACCAGATGTGGTATATAAACGAGCATATCTGTCGTATAATGAGTTTGTTTGGATAACTCCGAGTCTTTGGATACCATCTGTATCCATTACTTTAAGCTCTTTACCTCCTACGTTACGAATAATAACATCTGTGGAAAAGAGTTTCTTAAGTCTACCAAATAGTGAATTTTCAGCCATATTATTGTTTATATTATATAAATATTTATTAACCTAATAACCAGTTTATATTTTCTGATTGATCGTGGGGTAAATCTATTTGGTATGGATTAGGCATGTAATTCCCGTTATTAGGAGAATAAACAGGCGATAAATCGTTACCCGTTTTGTAAATGCTACTAATAGAAGCTTTAGCCATGTCAAGACCTTGTTGTCTAAAAGATAAAGCTGTATCTCTTAAAAACATCCCGATACCCCAAGCCATTACCAAATCGTCATTATACCCATCAATCGCTTGTGCCTTACCATTTTTCCAAACAAATGT